TATCTTCACCTGTAGCTGGAGCTTCTGTATGTGTTTCTTCGCCAGGAGTTACTACTGGAGCAGCTGGTTGCTCAGTATGAGTTTCTTCACCAGTAGTAGGAGTAGTTGTATTATCTTTAGGAGTATCTTCTTTCTTACCTTCTTCGTAGGAATCTACAATATCTTTACTCAATTTATCATCTTGAGCATCTTCAGTAGTTTCACCATAAGTAAGACCAGTTAATACCCAACCAGCTTTGATTGCACCATCAGCAATAGCTTTCAATGCACCATTAACAGTGATATCACCTTTGAAGCGAACTGTCTTATCTTCATCAGGACCATTTTCACTCATAGCAGCCAATACAGATGCAATAGAGTCATTATCCAATGGAGAGTTAGAAAGGTCAAGACCAGTGCCTAATTTACCTTTCAAACGAAGAGTAGTCAATGCAGTAGCATCTTTAAACATATCTTTTGCATTAGTCAAAGAAGATACATCTAATTTCAATGCTTTCAAAGATTGACAACCTTTAAACATAGCTTCAGCATTTTGCAAACCAGCTGTTGTGATTTCAACTTGTTCCAATTTGGAACAACCTTCAAACATACCTTTTGCAGTTGCTAAAGCATCAGAAGTAGTTAATTGAACTTGGCGTAAGTTCTCATTGTTTCTGAACATATAGTTTGCAGATTTAACTTTCTTCAAGTTCAATGGTGCCAATTCATTCAATGCTAATGCACCATCAAACATGTAGTCTGTATATTCTGTGTCATCAGTATTCAATGCATTATCTAGCTTAGTTAATGTAGCAAACTCTTTAGGGTATGCAACTTTAAGGAAGTTATAAGCATTCTTAGATACTTTAATGAAGTTAGCTGCAGAATCTTGAATCAATTCAGAATCTTCGATTACACCAGCTGGTTTCAAGCCACGGATGTTACGAACGTCAATAGAGATAAGTTGGTTTTTGAAGTCGATAGAAGCATCGAATTTAACTACAACTTTCTCATCACGTTGGATTACACCATTAGCAGAGTAAGTGGATAGACCAATGTGTTTATTAGTCCAATATTCAAAATTACGTACTTTACCGGCAGCACGTTTCAATTCACCGTCTTTTACATAATCAATTTCCCAGATTTCTTTAGAGCCTTCAGAGAGAAGAACTTTATAGTTATCATCTGGATTAGAGAATACAAAAGATATTAACAAAGACCGACGAATTTCAGCCTTAATGTCTACCATATTACCTTTAGGGCAAGCACGTTTGTTGTCGCCACTAGCCGTAGAGTAAGGATTACAGTTAGTAGGGTCAATTACATTATCAATTGCCATTTAGTTACCTCCATTTATAAAAATATTATTATTAAATTACCATAATGTTGAAAAATATTGAGGAAGGCCGTTAAGACCTTCCTCTAGTATTTTATTATTTACCATTCCATTTTTGAGCTGTAAGAGCCTCAATAATACGGTCGGTAGAAGTTCTGCCACCTAGAGAGTTAGCAGAGTTTTGAGAGTGACCTACACGAGCTTGTTTCATCGCACGGTTAGCAGTGTATTTTTCAAGCAAGTTTTTAGGTAAGTTCATAATCTTACGAGCAGCAGCTTGACGTTGTTCCATTTCAGTCATTTCAGGATCTTCATGGAAGTAGTCAGTAGCAACATCAAGAAGTTCAGTGTATTTGTAGATCATTTCAGTATATACGGATTGGTAGCGACGACCAAATGTACGAGTATCAGAAATGATACGACCTTCTTTAGCAATTACTTCAGAACCATCAGCAAATGCAAAAGTGAATTTCTTATTACCAACATCTTTAGATTCAATGATAGCAATCTTGTTTGTATTTTCTACAGGTTTACCATTTTCATCTACAGTGTGTTTATTAACTTCAGCTAAGATCTTAGCTTTCAATGCATCAGCATAATCTTCATAAGGCTTTTCTGGTTCTGCAGAACGTTTATCGTCAACAAGTTTACCAGATTTATCAAATTTAACAACAGCACCATCAGCATAAGAGATTTCAATGAAACCTTCTTTATCTAGAGTAACGTCTTCAATTTGAGTTTTAGTTAAACGAGTCATTGCTTTCTTATAGTCATCAGCAATTTGAGGATTTGCAGCAATAACTTCTTCAGGTTTTTGTAAGATATAGTAACCAGATGCTTTAATTGTATTGAAGTCATCTGCATCACCATGGATATTACCTTCATCGTCAACTAAGATATCAATAGCTTCTTTCTTATCTTCATATTCAAGATTAAGAGTTGGACCATAAGTAATCTTAATAGCCACTGCAGTTTCTTGAATTGCAGATTCCATTAAGCCACCCAACTTGCCAGGAACGTAGCATCGTTCATCTAATGTTTTACCTTGAGCTTTAGCTACTTCAAATGGGGATACATATTTGTATTTGTCAGTTTTTAATACTTTCTTAACCATTTCGTCAGTATGGTCAAATGCATCTCTAACGAAGTTCAATACTGTGCCGTCAGTATATGTGACAGTACCAGTACCTTTTTTATCTGCGTTTTCTCGGAAAACACCATCAATCTTACCTACAGTTTCTGTAGCTTTAGGATCAACAGTTGTACCGAGTACTTCAGTATCAGGCATAATACTTTCTCCTTTTAGAAAAAATAGAATTATAAAATAATGACCCCAATGGTTTTTCACCATTGGGGTAAACCATTATTCATATGTCTATAATTATTTTCTACGTTTTTTAGTTTTAGGAGATTTTGGAGCTATAGCTTGTGCTCTTAAACCAGCCTCATAGGCTTTGAACCCAGTAGAGATAGTCTCACATAGACGTTGATAGTTGTAAGATACCTCTTGGAATAACCCAGATACTTCATGTTTGGTCTTCATAGAATGAAGTGCACCATTTAATAGAAGCATCATAGTATATAAACGCATCATATCAATCTTATCACTGAAGTTAGTATTAGTCGCTAATACTTCCATTAGGATAGAGAAGATATTAATTGACTCAACTTCAAGACCAGTGAATTCATCAATAGCATCAATGAATACACCAACAGTTGTATTCTTAATATTCATACGAGCTAATGCATTATGAATAGCATCAACGTTACGGCTTTGGTGTTTGAAAGATTTACCAATATTGAAATATGAAGGCTTACGTTCTAATGCTTTATAGATGAAGTCATATTCTTTAGCATCATTGTTAGCATTCAATACCTTAATGCAATGCTCATGTACTTCAGGATCATCTACAGAATCCATGATTTCATTCATCTTAGTAATACGGTTTTCATAAGATTCTTGAATGAAGTCTTCTAATAAGACTGCCATCTCTTTAGCATCAGTAGACTCATTTACTTTCTTAACTGCTTCATTTACTAAGTTATGACCTTTATCTAAGAATGCATTACCACAGATCTCACGAATGAAACCTTCAATGAAGAATTTATAGATAGTAGAGTCATTAGTATTCACTCCAAGTTTACCAGCTTGAACTAAGAATTCTTGCTTAGATTGTGGAGACAATAACATCAATACATCAGACTCTGGATCGTTTTGAAGAGATGCATATGTATGAATAAGATCTTGATATACCTCGTCAGAGAGTTCAATATCTTTGAATTCATCAGACTCATTCTTTTGAGCTTTGACATCTTCTACAGTAATTTGAATAGAATCAAACTCTTCTAGAATTTTCTCCAATTCCTCACTGCTGCTATCATCTTCACTGCTGTCGGAAACTCCATCGGTGCTAAGATCTCCGCTTGGTTCTTCAACACTTTCAGTGTCTGCTTGAAGTCCTTCCAAACTTCCTTCCTCGCTTTTGGGAAATGCGGCATCAGCCAAATCCTCCTCAGGAAGTACTTTAACTGTTTCCATCATTTCGATTTCATCTACAGTTGGTAAATGCTCTGGAATGATCGGTGCAGGAACTTCAACTTCTTCAAAGTTAGCAATATCTTCTTCAGATACAGCTTCCAATTCAGCAATCTCAGTTTCAGTCAAACCAGTTGCATCTTTAGCAATATTCTTTACGTATTTAACGTCTTCTCTAGATCCCATTTTAAATCTCCTCATCATCTTCATCTAAAATAATATCTTGATCAAAGGCAGTAGCCTCTGTCATTTCATCAGTTACTTTAATATCAGGTTTATAGGTAGGTTTATCATACCCAGTTGCAATGCTGATATTGTTTTCTTTCTTTTCCATAATTAACCTACACTTTGAATACGTAGACGGATCTCAGTAATATACTCCGGTAAGAAGTATTCATTAGATAAGATCTCTTTCATGAAAGTATTATAGATATTTACATTCTCTCCAATATTGTTTACTAACAAATCAACCATAGGTTGATGATAGCAACTTTGAAGAAGAGTAAGCATATCAATATCTAATGTAGCAATATATTGGAGAACTTGTGGTAAGTTAGCATTGATTACTGCTAGCTTAGTATTCTCCATAGTCTTACGATTATAGATCGTAGAGCTATCTTTATTCTTCTTAGACTCTTCTAGCTCTAAAGCAGAGTAGATAGAGTCTTGTTCTTTGATAATTAGATTGATGATAAAGTCAACCATGTGTTTATTGAAGCTACAGACTAAGAAGTCATATAATGCAGCAGCAATAAGATAAATATTATCATCAGTTGCAGTATCGAAAGATACATTACAGTTATTACAGATAATATCGATTACGTTCCGATATGTGTCTCCTTCTACTGCATTAGTATTCTCGACATCCATAGGGAAGTTTGCACGGATATTATCAAAGTTTGATTTAAATGTGTTTACAATATTTGGTTTTGGTACTATTGCAAATTCATAGCGCTTATTGATTTGATCAGAAATGATATCATAGATATAATCGCTACTAAAATTTGCCAGTATTTCAGACAATTGGTGTTCGTTGGCTAACTCATAGCCACTACCCATGCTATATCCGAACATGGCTCCTCCTTATAAAATAAAGTTGTATAAAAATTTACTATATTGTAACTAGTTAAATAATTTTTAAACTTTATCATAGAACTTAGAAAGGTTACCAGAGAGATGTGTATTGACATTTGGATCATCTAAACTATAAATAGAAGTGAATGCAGATGGATCTAACTCATTAGCTACTTCATTACGGATTTGATCCACTGCTTCTTTAGACATATTATACTTATATGCATAAGCTTTCAAGAACTCAGGATTTCTAAATGCTTCTTTTAGAGCAGCATCTTCTTTAGCTCTTTCAGCTTTCTCCCATTCTTGATAGGTAATCCCTTGTGCTTTGACCATAGCTTTGAATTTCTCCATTGGAGTAATATCACCAGGGTCATCTTTATTCATCTCAACTTGTATCTGATGAATCTCATCATAGATTTCTACTGTCTCTACACCAACGTCAAAGATAATATCATCTACGTTATCATCAGTCTTGAGTACTTGTTTAGTAATACCAAAGATTTCTTTAAGATCTTTACCTTCATACCATACATACAATGCCATGAGATAAGAGAATGTCAAATCATCATGAGTATTAGCAGAGTGCTCAATCTTACCATTACGTTTTACTTCTAGACCAATGAATTCATCATACAATTGTCTAGTAACAAACTTATCTTTATGATTATCCATACGCTCTCTTAAGATTTCCATTAAGAGTTCACGTACGTTCTTAGTAGAGTCTAGACCATAAACTTTAACTAATGCTTTAGTTTTCTTAATAGCACCAGGACCTTCGAATTTCTCTTCGATGATCTTTTCTTTGTGCTCAAAGTATAAGTTCTTAGTAAGTCCAGCTTTACGTAATAGTGCTATAACCGACGCCCCGAACCCGACTGTATTTAGATATAGTCGCTACTCTATACCCGTGCGTTCTGGCATCCACTCCCATTACAGGACGTGTCTAGATCATTTGTCATCCTCCAACTTTACTTGCTGAGGCTAGGATTTTTCCTCCGCCAATCGCTTGCGGTTCTACTCTCCCGTCAGGAGATGATCGTTGAACGTGTCTTCTAATAATTTTATTTTGAACCCAGCATAATCTCCATGTAAGATAGCTTGGTTTCTGAATATATAATTTCTTAACATAGATTCAGTTAGACCAGTTTCTTCTATTATAGATTTAAGTCCATAAAATTTCATAATAATAGTATCATCATATAAAATATAATATTTTCTGTTATCTGGTCTTGGAACTTTCATACTACCTTCAGCAACTGCTTGCTTATTATTTTCTGAATAAGTTCCCCATTTTAAATTATTTACATTACAATTCGTTCTTACTGAATCTAAATGTAATACAATTGGATGGTTTTCTGGATTTGGTATAAATGATTCAGCTACTAATCTATGAACTAACCATTTATATCGTTTACCTTCATAATATAAATCAACAGCTTTATATCCTTTATTAGTCATATAATAAGAGATATATCTATTTAGTTGATTATTAAAAATATTTCCATCAGAATCTATAGTATATTTACCATTAAATATATCTTTCTTCATAATATCACCTCATAATAGTGTTAAAGGTGATATAAATTATTAGAAGCTTTCGCTGCTAAACATGGGAGATAACTTTACTCCACACATGTCAAAGCAATTAACCCTATTGATACATAGACATTTCTATCTATGCAGTGCGTTCTTACACCATTTCGTTCGACGTTTATTACAGCATTACCCATATACTTTTGAACTAGCTCAACTATAATCTTGGCTAATTCAATCTGGCTAATATAGTTACATTTAAACGTACCAATAACTTTAGTAGTCTTACTATCAATAATAGTGATTGCAGAACTATCTCGTCTATAACCACCTGAAACGTCGACACCAATTATTGGTGGATCTATTGGTAATCCATTCCTGCCGTAGTCAATCTTACCATATAGATTAACTTGGAATTTACCACCTAATACCTCAATAACTGAATCTGGATCTTTAGTTAATCGAGATACAGTTTCTAATTCATCTAAAGTAAATGGAGAGTTATCAGACCCTTGAGACCATTCGAGAAGTACTTCACGACGGATGTCTTCCCAACGGTTATTCATTGTCTTACAAATCTCTTTAAACCATTCTTCAGTCTTACCAAGTTGAGCATAGCTAAACTTGATATATACGAAAGTAGATTTAGTATTAGAGTTCATTATATCCATAATCTGTTGATATGACTTATCATACCAAGTTTCAGAGAATGGTACAGCATCTTCTTTCATTTGATATGCAAAGATACCTTCAGTGGTTGTTAAGAAGCCTGGGGTTGTAGTAAATAAGATACCATATGGTGCACCATTCGCTCTAGCATTATCAGCAGCTCTCTTAAATGCAGGAACTGTGTTAAGATAGATTGTTTCGTTATATGGTGCAAATCCCCATTCGTCACCCCATAGTAATGGAATAGATTTACCACGAAGAGTATTCTGTGCAGCTGTCTTATTACGAGCAGATGCTACAGTGATAATCTTATTTCTATTAACAGCATGCTCAAGACGCAATACTGTATCAGATACTTTAGCATTCTTACCATCTCTAGAGAATGTTTGATCCATACGTAAATATGGAGGTAAACACTCACGTAAGTTCTTAAGAGTTTGTAAGTTATCTTTAGAACCATCTAATGCCTTATGCATAAATGCAATAGTGGAGTTAGATGTACCAAAGTTAAATAAGTGGAGATATCTAACGTCTGCAGATAATGTTTTACCATGCTGACGAGGTAACTCCAAGAAGATATTCATATTATAGATGGAGCAGAAGAATAAAGCCATATTGCCACGATGTAGCTCTAATGGAATACCTTTACCACTACCACCTTGATCTGGTACTTTACATACTTCCCTAGCGAAGTACCAGAAGTTAACCATACATTCAGCTAACACTTTCCCCTTATAATAGGAGTTCAAGTTAGGATCATGTGGGTCAATACTTGCAAGATCAGGATCTAATAGTGCAAGCATGAATTTATTATTCTTTATACCAATAGCCTTCAAATACTGATGCATCTTTAAGAAGCTAGTATTCTTAGTTGACATTTGATAATAGATTCTCATAAAATAAACCTCTATTATATATTATAAACGTGATATAGCGATATAGTTTTTACACACAGGAGGTACAATATGCTATTCACAATAACTGAAATGAAAAGATTAGAGACACAGTTTAGACCTAACTTGGTTGTCTACTATCTAACACTATTACTAGTGTCGGTTATTATTCTAGGATCAGTATTTGATCCACAATTTATGGTAAGATGGGCATACAATGTAGTCTTATGGAATACCGGTAATATCAATACTGCTACGTTTGTATTACTATTTGGTAGCTTCTTAAAACTAATGTCCATATTCTTACTAGGAAACTATGCTCACTATTTACATAGCTACATCCATGTACGTATCTATGGTAAAAAAAGAAAAGCATAGGTAGTTATCTCCCATAGGATCCAATGACCCTATGGGAGAATTGTTTTTTTT